TGCCTCAATAGTTTGTCCAAACACGACTTTGTTTGATATATTTCCATCTGCTCCAACTTCAGCAAAGTTGCCCCAGCTGTTGTCGACTGCTCGGATCATAAGCTCATTATTGCAGAATATCTCTATATCTCCACTTCCGACTATGTACTGACACGGTAATGTATATTCTGTGTTTTCTTTTATATCTGTTGTTACGTTTATTCTATGTGTTGTTACTTGCATACTTTGTACTAAAGCTGTTAAATCATCAATTTTCTGATTTACTTGTGTGTTATTACTTGCTTGTATTGTTTGGAGTCTTGATATTAATCTATCTGCTAGTTCAAAATTGTCTATCAAGAAACTATCAACGTCTACAGCTTCATCATTTGTCTCTGATGGTTTATTGTGTACATTAAATCCTAAACTTGTTTTTCTCATTTCTGCTCCTTTCTAGTTGTTTCTTCCTACAACACTTGTAATTCGCAAATATTGAGTATTTCCGTAGTTTCCGATTTCATTATTTTCACTTATAAAATTATTGCGTGATGCTACATGATTTAACATGTTGTTAACAATGTTATATGCTGACATATACATACATTGTTTGTTATCTACACAATAATTATTAAGCAGACATATTTTCTTGTTGTTAGGATTTCTTACAGTCACACTATTGTAAAAATTATCTGAAACATAGCATATCTCTAAGTATTCGTAATTTGCTGCACTTTCTGAGAGCGTTATATTTCCTACTATTCCATCTGCATTTGTATATAAAATCTTAGACTTTACGTCTTCGATTGTTCTATTAACTGTTCCTATTTCTTCTTGTACATATTCTTCGAAATTGTTTTCCATTTGTTTTAGATTTCCACTATCTATAGGTGTATCTTCACTTGGCTCATCTTTCCATCCTATCCTTTTTAAATTGGTCATTATCTTATCTCCTCTCTTTTATTTATTACTTACAAACCCTATAACTACTACTGACGCTTTTGCTACTCCAGTATTTTCAGCACAGTTACTCAAATTGTTTGGTATAGCATCAGCACTTCGTACAATAAGTCTTTGATATCCAACTTTTAAATGTTCACCAATATTAATACTAATTGCTGTTTCATAAGTTGCTCCGCTGTGATTCGACGGCGTATAGCCATTTTTTCCAAAAGCATTTTGAATTTCTTCAACTCTTATATTATTTGTATAAACATTAAAATTAGATAAATAAGCTAAATTGAATTGATAATTTTCATTTCCAATAGCTTTATATAATTTTACATTCTTTGCATATCCCCAGGTATTATATTCTTTTTGCAAAGGCTCATCGTATCCCTCCCAAAAAACAGGAGTATGTTGCAAAATCACATAGGCGCTTGTAACTGTAAAATTATCAGGAATATATACTTCTACACTTACATCTCCATAAGCACGTTGAATTTCAGAACTATATCCGAAAAAATCTGCAACATATCCTAGTAAATCAAATCCTTTATATACTCCATTTGACGTAAATTGCAGATTTCCAATAACGCCTTCACCACCAACAATTTTTGCACCATCAGCTAGTTGAATTCCTTCTTTGTTTATGTTTACAGTACCATTAGCTATACTTGCATTTCCTTCTTGATCTATCGCAAATCCACCATTGATACTCGTATAACCTTCCATTCGTATTTGCCCAGGTGTTAAGTTAATCAACGAAATAAGTTCATCTTTTCCTGCCTTTTTGCCAACTTCTATTTGTATCTTATCTGACTCTTGTCTTATTTTCGAATTTGTCTCAACTCTTGGTGCAAATTCTTTATTAAATTCATTGTTGAATATATACGTTGCCTTGATATTCCAGTTGTTGAATTCTTTGATATATACATAGTTATTGCCTTGATATAATTGTAAGTTTGTTTCATCAATTATCTCTTCTTTTGGTTCATCATAAATTGTAGTAATTCCATTTTCGTAGTTGATGTATCTTAGTACTTTTGCAATACATATTCCTTTGTCTTCATCAATTTCTATTATGAATTTATCATGAACACCTTTAAAATCTCGTAAAGGTTTAGAGACGTAAAAACTATATTCTTTTTTATAATATCCATTACTTCTTGGAAAAAGCTTTTTATTAGGAAATAACGTTTTTTTCGGCAATATGGGCTCAGGTGATACAGCTCTACTTGTCCTTCCTATAACAACTGTAATTGTAGTTCCGCCTTTTTTAGGAAAAAGGGTTAATTTTGGGAAAAGTTTTTTACTTGGATATATTCCTTTTATTGTTTTTGCCTCTGCCTCAAATCTTAAAATATTAATTGGCAAAGCATCTTCTAAAAGAAGTTCATTCATTCCTTCAACATTTTTCTTAAAATCATATATTCTATTAACTTCATTTTGTATGCTGTTAATATCTTGTGTATGTTTAACAAGTTTTTCACTAAAATCAGTTTGTTCTTCGATAATGTCTTGAATAAGTCCTTCATTTTTTTTAGCTAATCTTTCTACTTTTAAATTCTTCTTTTCTTCTTTCGTTGTAACTTTATATTCTGTATTTGTTTCTTTGATTAAATCAGCTTCTATATTACTTGTTATTCCTGTTGTTATTTTTATATTAGCTTTTAAATAATATGATTTATAAAAACTATCTTCTCTATCTCCTAATTCTATGCAATCACATGGTTCCAACCACATTACACCAACGTCAGAAGATTCAAAAGAGTAATATTTTAGTCCTTTTATTTTGCCGAACATATTGTCTATTACTTTTTCACGTTGAAATTGTACAAACTCATTTTCATCAAATCTTATTTCACATCTACCATTTGCAGTTATACTTTCGTCATCTCTGGCCTCAATGTTATCTTCTACACTCCCCCTACCTAGAACCAGCGCATTTACTGGACCTAATTTTTCTTTTATTACTAAATCTGATACATATGATTTATCTAGTCTTTGTACTACTTCATTGTTTACTTTACAAAAATATAATTTATTCTCTTTTATAAATGCTGTTGTTAGTGTTGCTTGTGCAACTTTATCAAGAACATCTCTATATGTTAATTCTTGTGCTGTAAAAAAATCTTCTTTAACTTCTAAACTCGCATTAAAAAAATCTGTAGAGTATAATTCTACTCCACAGATTTCACACATTCTTTGTATTAATTCTAGTAAACTACAAGGATATTCTAGTTGTAATTCCGACTGTTTGAACGTTTTCATAAATCTAATCATTCTGTCATATCCTGTAGCTATTATTTCACTTTTCTTTTTACTGTCCTCTATATCTTTAATAAAGAAATTTCCCATATCTAAATATTCAAAATCTTCATTAATATATAGTCCATATTTAAAATTAACATCTTTGTCTTTTATTTCATTAGCATTTTTTATAGTAACTTCTATTTGTTTCATTATAGTTTTGAATAATTGTCCATCAAAACTATATATTAATTCCTTAGCAATTACTTGTTTTTTTACTCTTAGTCGTCTTAAAGTTATGGCATTAAAAATTTTAATTGGCATGAAATGTACTTCTTTTACTGTTAATTCCCCATCGTTTATTTGTAATTTTATATTTTGTTGTTTTATTTTTTTTGTCATTATTTTAAAATCATTTGTTACGTTTATCATGTTCTCTGTGGCCTCCCATCTATGGCAGTTAAAACTACTGTAAATCCTTCCCAATATCCACCACATGGCAAAGGACTAGACTTTATTGCTTGGCCATTATAAAAGTCTTCAGTAAACAAATCGCCTTGCTTATACTCTCCCATATCTTTTTCTAAAGCAACTTGAACATCACTTAAAAAAGGATGTTCAAGTAATTGCTTTATTAAATTAAACTCACTATCTGAAACAAATCCAAACTCTATTTCAAGTGATGTAAAATAGCCAGTAAAAGTACCACTAAAATGTCCGTCTAAGGAATTTCTACCTGTTCCATCACCAAAAAGAGGCTCTGGACCTGGAGTTAATCTTATAATTCCTGGTACTTCTTTTCCATTTACTATTATTCTTGGTTTATACATCTATTAGCCTCCATTCGTTGCAAATCTTCTTTTATTTTTTGCTTTCTCAAGTCTTTTATCTAACTCATAAGAATCTATATATAAGTTAAAATTCAAATCTAATGTTTCAAGCAATCTTAGTATTTTTTGCAATAACTCTATTACTTTTGAATTATTGCCCATTCCCATTTCTTGATTTGCTTTCTTATATAGCGACATCAATTTATCTTCTGGAGCAACAACTTCGCCTTGATGTCTATTATCTCCTATCATCGCTAGCTGTGGCGTATTTGCTTTTACATATCCACCTTCTGCAAGACGTGGAATATTTAATCTACTTAATTTTGAAATACTTACTCCAGGAATATTATTAATTGCTCCTATACAACCATTTATCATGTCAATAAACTTATTAACAGTGCCTTCTATCATTCCTAAAACGCCATTAATTCCACTCTTAACTGCTCCAGATATTGCGTCTCCTATTTTAGTTCCTAGCTCACTAAATGTGTTCCTAATAGTTCCGCCATATATTTGAAAAGAATGAACCTATATTTTTAAATATTCTTGTCACTCCATTGTAGGCCTCTTGAAATTTGTTAGAGAACCAATCACCTACTTTAGAAAAAATATTGCATATTCCGGTTCCATGCGTTTGAAGCAGTATTTTTTATTCCTATCCATAATTCGCTGAAAAATTCCCCAACTGGTTTAACAATTGTATTATTAAACCAATCACATGCACCATTCCAAACATTAACTATCCAATTCCAACAATTTTCTGCTGCCATTTTTACGTCATCCCAATGTTTTATAAGTAGATAAATTCCACCACATAATAACGCTATCGCTCCAATGACTAATGTTATTGGAGATGTTAGAACTGCTAAAGCTGCATTAAATAACCATGTTGCTGCTGTTGCGGTCACTGTTGCGACATTGTATGCCACTGTTGCTGCTGTTTCAGCTATTTTTAGTCCTGTATTTATCACCCATTGTGCCGCTTGTTTTATTAGTGCTGCAGTTCCTTGTACAATCCCTATTAAAAAGTCTTTTGCATATAATGCTGTTAAATACATTGTTTCCAATTTATCTACAATTTTTGCCCCTGTACATGCCCATATTGCGCCAGTTATTGCTTTAAATGCTCCAACTAAACCTCCTGACATTCCTATAAATCCCATTAATTTAGTTACTTGCCATGCTCCAAAAAATCCTAAAACAGCTTTCTCCATATCAGTAACAGTCTTCTTGTTGTCACTCATCCATTTGCCTATTTTGTCTAATTCTTCAGCTAAATTATTTAAAATTTTTACTATTGTTCCGCCTGTCCACGATGCAATAGGCTGAAGAAAATTATCCCATAACCATTGAAACAGAGGTTTCGAAGCTTCTATTAATGGATTTAATACCTTTAGTGCTCCAGATAAAAGATTTAGAAAAGCTGGTAATAAATCTTCTATAGTCCATCTCGCTAATGGAACTAATATATTAAAGTATAACCACTCGAGACCCGAACATAATTGTTGTGTAATCGGCTGAATTGCTGTTTTTAAATTGTTAAAGGCTGTTATTAAATTATTAAAGCTGATACTTTTTAATGGCTCGAAAATTTTTAGTAATTTATCATTAAGGCCCTGAAATTGATTTTCTATTTTGCTAGTATCAATTGTTCCAAAATCAAAATTTCCCCCACTATTTTCTCCTCCAGATGAGCCACTATTGTCTTTATCGCTTTTTAATATATTTGCTGTATCAAATGACGCTAAACTCTTTAAATCCTTAGCTGATTTTTTAGCACTTTCTCCGATTCCACTAACTGCATCACTTGCATTTAATGCATCTGTTGCTAGATTAGAAACTGAACTTGAGCCGTTGTCTCCTCCAGCATTTCCAAAAATCATTTCTGTAAAAGATTTAAAAGCATTTGCTAGTATTTGTAATTTACCTAATACTATATTTATTCCTTTTACAATAGGTGTAAAAACGTTAATAAATCCTTGTCCTAATGTAGCCTTTAACTCATTAAACCTTAAACTTAATACTCTTGTTTGATTTGCCCAACTATCACTAGTTCTAGCAAAATCGCCTTGTGCTACATTTAATTTATCTAAAACAAATCTATATCTTAATGCTACTTTTTCTTGCTCTGACATTTTGGCAGTTGTTTTTCCATAGCCATTTGCTAATGCATATTGATCAAGTGCATTTTGTGTCATTACAACGCCTAAATCTTTTAGACTTTCTGTTTCTCCTGTAAATACTGATTTTAATTTTGTATAAGATTCATCTGGTTTTAGATTATAGAATGATGCTACATCTCCTACTAAACCTGTTAGTGTTTTGGACATTGCTAAAGCTTCTTCATTTGTAAAATCAAAAGCCTTAGACATTGCACCAAAAGTTCCTACATATTTTTTGGTTACTGTTTGTCCTAAACCAAATTGTTCAATAGCGTTTTGCGCAAAATTATTTACTTCGGTATTTAAGTTTCCAAAAGTAACATCAACTACATTCTGTACTTCAGCTAAATCCGAACCTAGATTAAGACATTCTTTACCAAAACCAACTATTGCTTTTACTGAAAAAGCTGTTAATGCTATTTTTCCAATTTTCTTTAGTGAATTTTCTATTCCAGAACTTTTAATCGTATTTGTTGTATTTTTTAATCCTTTATTAAATGGATTTGAATTTAATAATAATTCAAAGTCAACAGCACCTACGTTAGTACTCATATATACCTACTCCTCCTTTCTTTTTAGGATAAAAGCAGGTATTGGCTAACTACTTAACTATTATAGTTGTGTTGCTCACTCTGTCTTTTTCATCTATATGAATTTTTATTGTTTTCTTACATCGTATGCATTTTATTTCGCCTTTGCAACGCTCGACTTTTAATAAAAGTTGATTGCAATTAGGGCATCTTATTTCTATCATTCGTTATCACCAACCATTTCTTTAAAAGCTTTCTGAAACTCGGTAATAACCTTTTCAAGTTCTTCTTTACTCACTTTTTTTGCTATTTTTCTTCGATATTCCCAACGAATATTTTTTTGTTCTTGTGTAAAATTCTTTATAACCTCTTCATCATCTTCACTACGAATTTGAACAAGATTTCCGTAGTGGTGTATCTGCCATTAAGCCAGATATTAGATTACACAATTCTGCATAATCCATATCATCTATTTCTTTTCTTATTCTTATTTTATATTGCTTTGCAAGACTGGCCTCAATTACTGGCCAATCTTCGTCTAAGTCATACCATTTTTCAGTGTCATCACTTGTTTTGAAATCGTTTCTCCATTTCCTCATAAGAGACTTCATTCACTTGTGCCGCTGCTGCAATAATTATAATTTGCATTTCTTTTACTGTTAAATTCATAGTTTCTATATCTTTTATAGCTTTTTTCCCTAATAATAATTCTATTGCCTTTAAAATTTCACCCTTTTTGAAGTATTCCTCTGTTTTTAACATAGAAATTGCTCCACAATTTACCTCATATGTTTTTCCTTCTGCAATTGTTATTTCTTGTTTTTCATGACCTAATTTTGAACTAATATCTAAATTTGCCATTTACTATTCCTCCTAAGTATAAATTTATGGAGAGCTTATATGCTCTCCTATTTTGTTTGCACTGCTGATTTTGCCGGTGTTGCTACTGTGTATGTTGGTTTTCCATTTGACATTACGTCATATTCGAGTGGCATAACTTCGATAGATTTTCCTGTATTTAAGTTTGTTATGTTGAATATAGCACCTTCTAATACTAATTTATCTCCATTTGGAAATGTCCATTGAAACACACCTTCTGCATCTCTTCCGTTTTTCATAAAGAAATCTGCAACAAAATCGTTTCCAGTATCTCCAAAGTTTCTTTTTCCTGATGCTGAAATTGTTATTGATTTAGATGCCATTAATCTTTTAACCCATCCTTCGCTATCATATGGATTCCATTCCTCTATTCCATTATCTAGCTTTATGCTAAATGTTTCCATATCAGCGATATCTGTTAATGTCTCTTTTGTTGCACCTACTTGAAATTGCCCTTCATAGCAAGGACATACTCCTGTTTTGTTTGGCATGCTATTTTCCTCCTTTTCTATATAATAAATTTAATTCTATTGAAAACTTATAGACATTGTTTTCATCTGTTCCTAAATTTATAGGACCATTATATAAACACTCAATTGAGCAATTATAATCTTCAATAAAAAAAGAACTACAATCTAGCAGTTCGTAAATTTTGTTGGCCATAGTTTCGGCCACATTATAATTTTTAGTCCATCTTAATAATAAAGTAATTGGTAATATTCCATAACTTTTTAGTTTCTTATACTTTGAATTATCCTCTAACTGTCTTCTGTTACCATATATAGCAATAGCTTTTTCTTGATTTTCATCCATTTTGCCAGTGTACCATTTTGAACACTCTGTAATAATAGTTTTTAAATAGTCTTTTACTTTTACTGTTTCCAATCTTTCTATCATTATTTGTTCCTCCTTTGCAACATTTTTTTAAAGTACTTAATTGGCAAATCTTTTTTGTTTCCTGTTATATAATCCTCAAACCAATATTGTTTTGCATTCGGATTTTTGTTATGTTGTATATGTATTTCTGGGTCAAAATATACCTTTCTCGAATAAGGCGTATCAGATACTATTCTAACAGAACCTTTTATTATTCTTCTGTCTTCTACATATGTACTATCATTCTGCATTACACCTGTATCGAAAGGCATTGTCTGACTTTGTATTAAATCAGTTTTTATTGCCTCTGCTGTATCTATTAGTGCTAATTGTGTAGCAAAATTTATCATATCAATATTTTTTCTATTCCAAGTTATTTTCATATTACATCAACTCCAATGTTGTATGATGAACAGACCCATCTGGGTTTCGTGGTTTGCTTGATCGATAAATTTGATATTCTGAACCATATATCCTTACAATTCCTCCAGTAATTTTTTTAACTTCTAGTTTTTCGGTTTTTAAATTTACTTTTAAAGAATTTAATTCCTTTACTTTCATAGAGTCAATTTCTTTTACTTCGAAATTTCTCGAAGGAATTATACTTATATCTCCCAGCAATATTACTTTACCGAATCAATTCAACCTTTTTCCCATCTGAATCAATTATAGTTTTAGTTTTTTCAACAAATCTACATTTTTGATTTTTTAATAAAAAAGCATCAAGCGGCTCACCTTCTTCAGATAAACCCTCTTGATACAAAATAACATCACATTCATTATTTAATAATTTTTTTAGATGATTTGGATTTAATTTCTTAATCATATAATTCTATTTGTTAAACCTGTTCTTTTTAAATAGAAGAATGCTAATTTCGATATTTTTAGCCTATCATTTATGTCTTGCGAATCTTTTTCATTTACTGTTAAATCTCCACCTATACTATAACTTGATATACTAGAATCGTCATATAACCCCTCTTCTTTTATATATTCACATTGTATGCATGTGGCCTTAATTATTAAATCTTTTTGTTGCGATGTTAAATTATCAAATCCTCTTTTTTCAATTCGTGTTAATGTAGCTCTGTTAATATCTATAGATGCTAATTCTAGATATTTTTCTATTTCTTTATCTTCAAGAACTCTAGAACCATATTTATAATAATCTTCTTTTGTTGCATATTTTTTTATCATTTGCAACACCTCTTATTTCTTTGTTTTATTTTCCCCTTCCACTCCAGTTTGTGGTTTTTCTAGTTCTTCTACTTTTTTAGTTAATTCTTCATTTACTATTGTTAATTTTTCATTTGTTTCAGTTAACTCTTTATTGCTTGCAACTAATTTTTCATTCGTTTTAGTTAACTCTTTATTGCTTGCAACTAATTTTTCATTCGTTTTAGTTAACTCTTCGATGTTTTTATTTAATTTTGCTATTTCTTTATTTAGTTCTTCAGGAGCTACTTTTTTAGTAGCTCCTACTTTAGTATAACCTCTAGCTTCGTATTGTTCAAATTCTTCTTCATTTATTGATAATACTACATTATCTTTTTCAATTTGTATTTTTCCCATTACACTGCCTCCTCTTCTTCAGCTACATATGTAGCTGTATCAGTATCAACATATATACTATCAATTTTTCCATTTTTTCCATTAGGAAATACAAAAGCATCAGATAATGAACGATCCATATATAGATATCCATCACCTTCTGTATGATCTCCTGGTTCTTTATAATAAATAGATGATATCTTGGGAACAAACTTAACAGTTTCTAGTGATGCAATTAATACGTTAATTCTATGAGATGTTCCAACTACAGGAACAAAACCATCTGTAAAGTCAAATTTGTCATAAAATCTTTCATCATCAATTACTTCCATAAGAGTAACACCGTCAATTTCTGTCATTCTTGTTTCTATACCAATTCCACCTTCAGCAATTTGAGTCATCTCTATTTTTCTTGTAAAATCTTTTGATTGTTCTAATAAATCCATTATAAAACTTCTTACATAACAGATTAAAGACCCATTTTTCACATATCTTCTAATTTTTCCAGCACTTAGCATAGATTTTAATTTTCCGAATACATTTTCTTTAGTCCAATCTGCTTCTGCTGTTTCACTATTGTAACCTTTTACTTTTTTAGCTTCTGCAGCAACTTTTGAAAAGAAGTATGCATCACTTTCTGGAACTTGTTGAGTTTGATGGAATACTTTAGATATGTTTTTAATAGATGCCGTTTTGTTTGTTTCATCAACTTCAGCTTTATCTACTAAAAATGAAATATCTCTATCATGTGCAACTACGAAAGGATGATCAAATTGTTCATAAATTCCTTTATTCCATCCACCTGCTCTATTATGTGATTTATATCCACTAGTACTCATTCTTGTAAAATGAAATGTTTTTGCATCTAACCATTTAACATTTGAAGTTATAAATGGTGATATTAAACTTTCTTGCTCCATAATTTTTAAAAGGTCTGGAGACCATACCTCTGCATAATTTAATGGCATAACATTTTCCTCCTAAATTTTAAATTTGATTAAATTTGTTCCATTTCTTTGTTGGAACTTTCGTTGTTTCTTTGGCTTTTTCATCACTCTGTGTTGCTCCGAATTTAAAGCCTTTTTCTTCTTTTTCTTCTTCCTTTGTAACTTTTAACTCAGGAAATTCTGCAATTACTGCATTAATTTCGTCTTCAAGTTTCTTAGAGTCTATAACTCCATTTTCTAAAACTTTTGACATATCAACCAACCTCGCTGCTCTTTCAACTTTTTGAACATCAACCCCTGCTTTGGCCATAGCAAGTGCAATTTTGTCTGTGTAATCTGTTTGAACAGTTTCTGTTGGCTCTTCTTGTGAGATATTATCTTGATTATTTTGAGTTTCTTGGACTTTTTTAGATGTTGCACCTTTTTGTGCTTTTTCACTTGCTTGAGCATATTTCCTTGCAATAAATCCATCTAACTCATCTTGATTTTTGAAAATTATTTCGCCATTTTCTCCTTTTTGAGCAACTGGCTTTTTAACTTTCTCCCCCTCATTTTTGTTTTCAGTTTTAACTAGCTCTTGATTTCCTTGAGCTTTGTTATCTGTTGCAGTCTGAGTATCTGCATTTTGATTTGTTTTTTCGTCTTCCATATTGGAACCTCCCCCGTTTAAGGTCCGTCGACCATAATTTTTGCAATAAAAAAGAGCCTTTTTCAGCTCTTAATTTTAAAAATGGCACAAGTTAATAGATTTGAACTATTACTAATGATTTTGGAGACCACTGTGCTACCATTACACTAAACTTGCATATTTACATTTTGTTTGCATAAACTATTGATTATTAGCTTATTTTATTGTATAATTGTGCTAATAAATATTTATTAGAGAGGGTATGTACTCCCCATTCTTGGAGTGCACCACCCTCTCTTCATTATTTTCTTTTGAATATTTTTAAAATCTTATTGTCTTTTATTAAAATAATCTTATCTACCCATAATCTATTTTTGGAATTATATATTTTCTTTATTTGTTCAATAGCTGTATTTTCTTTCATTTTGCTGTTTGTAATATCAAAAATGAAATTGTTTGATTGCATTTTCTTTTTACTTATTGCTGTATCTAATGTGTTTTTACCGTTCCCTAAAATTTCTTTTAAATCAAACTTTTCTTTATTTATGATATAGTCTGGAGTTTTAATTCCTTGTGGATTTAATACTACTGGAATAAGATATACAGGTTGTCTATATAATTGACTTAATAATTTTGCCACTTCTCTTTCTTTTAGATTTGCTTTTATTTTTACATTTTTATTGTCAACTTTATATTTCGTTCCTTCTATATCAATATAATATTGTTGCTCCATTATTTCAGGTTGTTTTGTATAATCTATATTTATTGGTAGTTCTATATAAGAACTTTCTATTTCATTTTGCAAATATTGAATTTTATTTGAATAATTTTTAATATTATCAGCAAATAAACTGCCTGCAACAAGTCTTTCATATTCTTTTTTTCTCCTTTGCAATTCTTGTGTATAATCATCGTGATTATGTTCAGCCTGGCTTACTTCTTCTGGTTCGTCGTTTACACCTTCATAATATGTACTAGACCCATGTTGACACCTAGGATGAAATAATCCGCCTTGTATAGCAACACTTAATAATGGATATTTACCATCTTTTTCTGTGCCTCCAGACCAAACATTATCAATATATACTCGACCTTGCCATTTGGCACATTTGTCACACGCATGATTATGTTTTGATATGTATACTAGTGGATTGCCTAACTTCTTTCTAAGTTCTCCTTCTCCCATTAAGTTAGCTCTTTTATTTGCTGTCCTAATTGCCATATCACAATAATCTGCTATATTATGTCTCGAGCCATCTTTATACTCAATACAGTTAAACCCTTTTGCCAAAAAATCCTTTGTGGCCATATCAATAGCTTGTTTTACTGTTCCTGCTCCTGAATTAGCATATACTTGTGCTTTAAATATTATTTGTCTATATTTGTCATTGGCCATCCTCAAAGTAGCATATTTAACATCTGACATATCTTTTTTTGTACTTTTTATCAATGCATCTAATTTTCTATGATTTAATCCAAAAAAAGATCCACTCAATTGTGAATCTTCTTTTTTTATAATACCTTTTTTAATTGCATCTTTGTTAGTTCTGCTAGCACCTTCTCTAAACTGTTGCTTTATATGATTATATAAATATCTATCTAACGGCTTAGCTTTTTCGTTAAATATTTGTTTGTTTGCTTCTTTGTATTCTTGCAATTGCTTAAGTTTCATTGCTTGCCATTGTGGCCAATCAAATCCCTTTGCTTTTTCGTCTTCCTTGTGGCTCCACAATGTTCTTTTCATACGAACAATTAAATCTTGTTCAATTTCTTCCATTACTTGCTTTATATCATAGTTATTATCCATCTAATCACCACCTAAAATAGTGATGGTTCATCTTTTTGAATTATACCTTGTTCTTCTTTTAGTCTTTTTACTTCTTCTTCTTTTTCTTCTTTACTCAAGCTATCGCCATACATCGTATCAACAGATTTTTCAATGCTCATTACATTTTGTCCTGGTCTTGCTTTCGATACCGTTTCTACAGTTGCCTCAAAACTTGGGTTTGCATATTCTTTAAAATCAACAGTTACTTCATATTTTCCTGGCGTTTTATTTTGTGCTTTATCATAAGTCATTAAACAAATACAAACTAGTTTTGGAATAACCTTTTCTAGCACATCTATTACTTTTCCTCTTGTGTATTGTGTAGCTTTTTCTTTCTCTCTTTGTGCGTCTGCATTATCTAATTTCTTAACATCTATTCCAAGAGTACTTGGACTTATTAATCCTTGCAAGCATAAATCTAATGCTGTTATATAACTCTGCAGCATTCCTTCATAATCAAAATCACTATTTTCTCTTGTTATTTTATCTGATTCTGTTTCTGAACTACTACTTCCTATTTTTGCATATCTTCTATCAAAAGTATTAGGTTTTAGGACAGTACCATTACTATCTGTTGGTAATAAGTCTTCTGGTATATATGTTTGTGTCTTATTATCTCTAATGGCATCTATCCACTGTGACCACACCTCATCTAAACTATCAAAAGCATCAAGTTTCTTTTCAATTATACTTTGTCCTCTGCCCTTGTACTTTTTAGACTTATTGAACATCATTGGTATGGCCATCATGAAATTATTATCTGTTATTTCTTGAAGTCCTCTAGTTTCTTCTATTTCGGATAACGGGCATTCATT